TGTTCTGGGGGTCGTAGTCGGCGGGAGCGCCGGTTTCCCAAGCCTTGTCGTACTTGATGCTGCCAAAAATCTCAATGCTTCGCATCTCTGGCTCGACCGGCTTTGCCACCACCAGCACTAGCCCTTTCCCATACTGACTGCGCCTAACCGGGGCTTCGGTTCGCGTTCGCAGGCGCTTGACTTCGATGTTTGTCCCCACGTCGGCAACGCGGGTTTTGAAATGGTCATGCTGCGCGGCAGTCCACACCGACCCCGACCAATAACGGTTGTAATGCTTCGCCACGGCAATTTCGCACACGCAAGCCGCTACTTGTGCCGTGCGGTCATCTTCCATCCGGCTGCGGTCGTAGTGCGCCGCATCCTTTTTGTTCCAGTTTGCCGTGAAGCGACGGATGCCAACATGAGCAGCCCACTCGTATTCCCACGGTTCAAGGTTAACAATCACGCTCACAGTTTGTCCTCCTTCAGCAGTTGGTTAATCGTCCTCGCCATCCCTTCAAGGTGCAGCAGCCGCACATAGTCGCGGTCGAGGTCAAGGTGCGCCCGCCGATCAATCGCATCGTGACAGGCCGAGCATGACCACGCGCCTAGCAGGTCGGGTGCCTTCAGTCCCATGCCGGATATCCCCGCAATCCGCACATGGGCAAGCACCACCGTCTCGCTGTTGCAGTTGCAGACCTCGGGAATACGCACCATGCAGCCCCGGCCCCGTGCCTCTTTACGCAGGTTCATACGCCGCACATTCCTTCGCATTCGTTGTTGAACATATCGACCTGCCCGTGATCGGCGGCGGTGGACAGGTCTACTTGGTCGAGCGGCACGCATGAGCGGTGCATAAACTGCCGCCCTCGCATACCCCGTGCCGGTTCGCGGATGATGCGGTCAATTTCCACCGCATCCGCCCACGCTTCGGGGTCGGCCTTGACCGCCCGCCATTCGTGGTCGGAGTGATACGGGCATCCGATGCAGGATGACTTCGGCGGCAGCGGGTAGCCTTTGCGCTCCATCCAGTTAAGGCAGTCGTGCCGCGCCATGCCCTTTTCGATAAGAGGCCAGCGGTGAACCTTCCACGCCTCTTGCGACGGTTTCATCCGCATCGCTTCGTCGGTGCTGATGCCGATAAAGGTTTCGCACAGGATGCCCTTTGCCCTTTGGCGCGGGACTAGACCGACCAGTTCGCGGGTCTTTTTGGTCAGCGGGCCGATTTTGAATTCGGCGGTGCATTGCCGCCGACCCATCGCTCGGTCGCCGTTCGGCATCGTCATGTGCCACGGAATCGCGGCGAATTTGCCGCCGCTGGTGTTTATGCTGGTAAGCGCCGCATCGCGCAGGCTTCCTTTCGTCACCCGATACACCGGGAACGGGTGCGGGCAGCGTTGAATCTCTGCGTCGAGCCAGTCAAGCCACTCGTACACCTTGCGCGGCTCCCATTGGGTGTCCGCGAAAATGGCAGCGTCTACGGGGTCGAGTTCGCCGTGCGCGATCATCAGCGCGAGGGTGCTGCTCTGAACGCCCGCGCCGAGTGAAAGAAAACGCTTCAAGATTGCACCTCGTTATATATCGGCTCCGGTAACGGCCCAATGCCCAAGTCCATCAACCTGTTTTCGATGCCGTGCAAGTATTCCGTGAACTCGGCTGCGGTCATGCGTGAAGTGCGCTTCAAGGGGCGCAGGCGTTTCTTGCCAAAGCCCTCTAGCGTCTCCCACCCCCACACCTCGCCCAAAAAATATTCGTGCAGGTCATCCCGCGTCCACCCGGCTAACGCCTCCCCGCCTGCCTCTAGCACCATCGGGTAAACGACACCCCAGAGGTAAGCGTTTTGCTGATTCGTGCGGGGCTTCTTCCACTCGGCTACTTCCACCGACCACACACGGTCAGGGGCAAGCCCCTGAACCATGCGCGTGACGGCTGCTGCCATCGCGTCAGCGGAAGTGCCTTTGGGAAATACCCGCTTCATCAGAACGGAATATCGTCGTTAGGGTCGGACTCGTCCATCACCGGGGCGCGGGTCGCCTTCTTCTGCGCACCCTGCTTCGGCTCAAAGCGCAGCGACATAAACTTGTCGCCGGTTTTCTGACTCGCCTTGATCCACGCGCTGATGTTCAAGTCCACGCCGTCGATGACGGCAGACCCGCGATAATCGGGGCGTTTGTCGTTGCCGCCCTTGTCGTTTTTGAACAGGACGCCGCGATTGTTGTTGTCGTACTCTTTCACAGTTTCACCTCTTGCAGTTTGGAAATCTTGTCGCTCAACTCGGAAAGGAACTTGGTCACCTCGGCCTCCAGTTCCGCGATGTGCTTTTCGTCACGCGGCACACGCTTGATGAACAACTGAAGGTGCGGCGGGAGCCGTGGGTCGTAGGATGCGAAGTCGCACCACGCCGCAGCCGTACACGCCATCTGCCATTGCATCTGGATGATGTATTTCCCCGGCACGGTGTCCGTGAGGATGTATTCCAAGTGCGTAGCGGTCGCCGGACACTTGAACTCGACCAGCCCCTCGCCAGACCCGCCGATGCGCCCGTCAGGGGACGCGCCCGACCCCGCGATGGTGGCGTGGTCAATGAACCCGACCTGCTCGACCAGTTCGCCCGTCTTGGCGCTGTAGGCGGCGCGGGCGTTATCCTCTTGTGCAATCCCCCACTCAATCGGGCCGCTAGTAAACGAGGATGCCTTCTGGCCCGTCAGCCGTTCCACAACGAGGTCAGCCATGTAGTTTGCGCGGGATGCCGCAGGGCCGCTTTTGGTCTTGGCGACCACATCAGCCACGCGGGATGCCGTGACCTTGCCGAGCCGTGCGGCGAACCATTCGTCGGTGCGCTGTTCCATCAGGCCAGTTCCTTCTTGCGGGCGGTAAATGCGTCCATGTGGACGGCGCGGATAGCGGGGTCAAGCGACTTGAACAAAACGACGAGCGCCGCCGAGTCAGCCGCCGCAGCAATCTGCGCCAACACCTCGGGGTTAGGCTCGACCTTTTCCGATTCGGGCAAGTCCTCGCCCGCGTAGATGTACAGGCCAAGCCCGTGCATCGCAATCGCTTTGGCAAGGCAGCGCATGATGGCGGTGTTGATCGCAAACGCATCGGGGTTAACGATTGCGCGGTTGCGGTTGTCCATGACCGGAAGAACGCAGGTCTTGGTGCTGCCCTTGACCTCGACCGAAATTTTGACCATCGCCGTTCCGTCCGGCAGGAACATCGCAGGGCGGTCGGCCCACTCATGCGCGTTCCACCACGCGCCGGGGTCAATCTTCAGCACCTCGGCCCACGCCCACGCCCACGACAGGTAAGACAGGTTGCCCTTCTTTTCGATGTGACCGTTTACGTTGATTTTTAGCAGTTCGCTCATTTGAACATCCTCTTTGCTCTTTCGTTCATTTCACGCAGTTCCGCAAGCAACTCGCGGTGGCGGTCGATATCGGCCTGCGTCCACTTCAGGAACACCAGTTCTTCAAAGTACCGGCGCTCCTCGTTTTCCTGCTGCTGCCGCCCGTCATCCACGGCGCACCTCCTCGACCGTGCAGCCGCCATCGCCGCAAGGCACAAGCGCGGCGGCAATCAGCACAAGAGCCACGATCAGCCCAAGCAGGATAGCGGCTCGGGTCGCCTCGTCGCGGGTCATCGCACCACCCGCTGCGCGTCCGCAATGTAACCCGCAGCGCGGCGAAACGACACGGACGCCTGCTGTGCCTCGCGTATCCAAGTCCCCATCCAGTCTGCGGCGTCAGCCAAAGCGCGGGCGGCGTCAGAATCGACGTTCATCGCGTGGCGGTACAAATCATCCATGCTTGACTGGTCGCGGTGCGCCATCGCCCGGTCGAACGCCGCGCCCAAGCCGCAAGCCTCGGCAAGCGAGGTCAGCGTTTCGAACTGCGCCCACAGGTCAGACCCACGATGGTTGAGCGTCACGGGGTCAACGCGCAGGGCGAGGAAAGCGAGTTTCATCGCGGCGAGTTCCTGTTGCGCGGCCTGCAGGTTGGCGTTTTCGGCCAGCAGGTCAGCCATTGATCGGTACGTCATGGTAGTCCTCCTTACGGGATGTAAAGTGATTCGCGGTACTCGCGCTCGGCTTCGTATCGTTCTTGCGCTTTCCACTCGCGGTTTACCGTGTCGGCGTGTTTCTCAAACTCGTCAGCAAGTTTGTCATCCCACACGGCGACGGGCGACGGCAGGTTGTGCCATGTGCCATCGTCGAGGGCGATAGCGACGATGCGCTGGTCGTGGCACTCGCCTTCCGACACACCGGCCTCGACGAGGCAGGTCAAGCCGTCCGCGAAGTCGTATTCAAGGATGTAGGTAGCCATATCTGTTGCTCCTGAAAAGGCGGGGTGGCAGTCCCCCGCCGGGGTGGGTTAGGCGGCGAGAGGGCGAATGTCCACATGGGTCAGGCGACCCGCCGTGTACCAGAATTCGACGCGCTCAACGCGCAACAGCGTGTCGCCGTCGTAGGTTTCGATGCGCTGCGTTTTGCCGATGCAGCCGTTATCGTGGCGGGCGCTGGTGTTGGTGTGAACGACCTCGGGAAACGTGACGATGGTGAGGCCGTTGATTTCGGTGCGGGTGGTGTTCATGTCGTTGCTCCTGTCTGTGGATTGATTCGACAGGGATAGGTTACTACAGTCTTTACCTGTTGCAAGCGTTTTCTTTACCTATCGCATCCGAAACGGAATGATTGCCTTTTACCCCTGCCGGGGGTAAAGTCCGGGGGTTTAACCACCGAGGAACCTATGGATATCCAGCCTT